AGTGGTCGGCTAAGATTATGGCGTGGATGACAATGTTGCTTTGTGCTGTCGGTGTGGCTCTACTTGGAAGGTCAACACCCAAAAGCGTAAGCGTAAAGACCTCAAGTGCCAATCCTGTCGGATGCATAAAGCTCTGGTCATCAAGTATGGCTCAGAGAAGTGCATACCTTGGCAGGGTGAGTTCGATAAGCTCACGCTCACCATTCCAATTTTTGATGGCAAGCCAGTCTTGCCAGGCACTAGGTCTTGTGGACACCTTGACTGCACCAACCCCAACCATGTCATAGGTGACCACTAGAGTAAAACAACAAGAGATAAGGAAACAAGAGATGGCAATAATCAAAGTAAAGGGTGCAATTAGCCGAGTATTTTACGAGGGCAAAGGCATCGAGCTAGTAGAATCATTCCAAAGCAAGGCTGGCGAAACAATCAACAAGCGTTACACAGTCTGGCTTGCACAGCCAACCACCTTTGAGGTCGGTGACACCCTTCAGGTCGAGGGACTCTACTCATCAGAGATAGACAACTGGACCAACAAAGAGGGCGAAGCTAAGCAGTCAATCAAGGTCAGCATCAACAACCCAAAGGTAGTTCCAGCAGAGCCACTAGCTGCAATCGAGGAAATCTTTGAACCGACACACAGGGAATCACTTCCCTTTTGAGTAATCTCCGTTGGCTAGTCCCTGCTATCACCGCAAGCATACTAATAAACCTATCTACGAATACAACTAGCGTTCTAGGTGGCTTGGGACTAGCCTTCGGTATCCTTTACACTATTGCTGCGATAATTGCAGCATGGGAACTACATGGCAGAGGTAAGCTTTAGCGTCACAGGTGACCCAGCCAGCCAAGGTTCACACGCAATCATGCGTGGCAGAATTGTTCAAGTCAACAGCTCAAAGCATAAGGCTTGGCGCAAAGCAATCGCACAGTCAGCGACAGAAGCACTACCAAATGACTGGATTCCAATAGATGACCCTTGTGAGCTTGTGGTCAATTTCTACATGCCAAAACCCAAATCAGTAACTAGACCGCTCCCAAGCGTGTCACCAGACCTAGACAAGCTCATTAGAGCAGTAGGCGATTCTTTGACTGACTCAGGCGTTGTAACCGATGACAGTCGTATAGTTCGTATCTCAGCTAGAAAGCTTTATGCCGAGGGCATTGAGCCAGGGGCCACAATCAGCGTAAAAAGCCTTTTGTAACGATTTGATAACATTGCCAAAAAATAGGCAGAAATCTCCCAAATTCTTGTAAAAAACCCTATTATTGAACTGTAAGCAAAAGCTTGCAGAAAGGGGTTCATAATGGCCCGAATGATTGTGTACATAGTTTCACTTTCGGTCATCATGTTGTCCAGCTTTATCGTGCAACTGATAGATGCAACACTCGGTTTGACTGTCGGTATTGTCGGTGTGCTGGTTGCCTTCTTGGTAACAATGCAATCGCTATACGCAGAAAACAGGGATAACAAATGAACGAGGAAAAACTAGCTGAAAGGATTATTGCCGAGGCACAGCGTTGGACTGAAAATCAGTTCACACTACAAGCAGGGATACCTGGCAACGATTCGGTCAGCCGCAACGAAGCCAAAGCTCGAATTGAGCTAGTAGAACATATCAAAACAACCTACAAAGAAATGAGAGAAAATGCCTAATTACAATCCAGAAGCACTTGAGTTTGCAGTAACCGACTTCCAGCCTCACCAGTACAACTTTGGTGTTGCAAAGTCAGACGGAATCTACATGGGCAGAATGTTGATGAAAAATGAAATTCTTAGCCTCATCAAAGCTGCCTACCCAGTACCAACCAAAGCAATCGCTAGGGTTATCGAAATTGTGGACAACATCGAAATCTATGTTGACCCTGAGTACAACATCTCATCGAGGTAATCATGCAGACACTATACACAGAGGGATTTAGAGCTGGAGTTAGACACCAGAGAGAGTCAATCCTTGACTTCATTCGTATCCATCAAGAGCAGAATGTAGCAATCACAGTTGAGGACATCGCTGACGAGATAGAAGGTCAGTACCGAATTGACATGGAAGCACACCTAGCCGAAAGGAGAAAATGATGGGGCCAAAAGAAATAGACATCAAGTTGCTTGAGTTTGAAGCTCGTTTAGAGATGATAAGCCGAGAGCTTGCTGAACTCGTCAAGACAGCCAAAGACATTGAACACCGAGCCAAGGTAATTCGAGGGGAAGCTAAGAAATGACTGGATTTGATTGGGCTTTGCGTATCAAGAAAGGCAGAGAAAAGGCTTACGCTAAAGGATACGAACAGGGCGCAAAAGACATGGCTGAGTATTTTAGTGAGCAAGTTATCTACTCACTTCACAAAGACGCAATCCTAAGCATGAGCATAGACATTGACACACTTGAGCGAGTGGTCGAAGTAATCGAGGCGGTGCGTGACATTGGCAAAGCATAGAGCCGAGAAGCAAACTATCAACTGGCGCATCAAGCGTGTCCATTGGGCTTACATGATGATGAGATACAAAAGGCTTTTTATCTCGTTTATTACTAGAGGTGCAAGATGACACACTTTTCAAACGCCGATGAGCGTGAAATCTTTGAAGCTATTAACCTACTAAAAGATGACAACCTAGTCTGGTCAAACGACCTAGAGGCAATACGCCGCAACCTTGCCCTGCTACTAGAAAGAATTATGCAGGTCGAATGGCACTACCTTGAGCCAGAAATCGGGGATTTAGCTCTAAACTTGATAAAGGAAACAGAAAGGGAAAACAATGCTAGAAGGAATGACACCAACACAGAGGAAACCACCTTGCAAGGTAAGGTCAGTCTTGGAATCGTTGGATGCAAAGGACCAGGTAATACTTGTCAATGCAGTAGCTAACGAATCTTGGAAAGCCCCAGCTCTTGCTAGAGAACTAACTGCCAGAGGAATCCCAATCAGCGAGAAACCGATTCTTGCTCATCGAAGAAAAGAGTGTAGCTGTGCTAGGTAACTTAGAACCCGCACCAAGGGTAGAAACACCTAAAGAGTACCGACCAGCATTTGAGTTTGACGGCAACGAGGGTTGGGCGCAACTACCAGCAACATCAGGTGTGCCAAGTTTTGATGACTTCCTAGAGCAGCAGGGTTTTGACCCTGACGAGTTCGAGGTCACAGGAACACCACGCACCTCACGCTGGCAACGCTATGACGGCGAATGGCTATCAAGCTATCGCTTTACTTTTAGACGCAAGGTAGCCAACCTTGACCTGCCGCTGCTTTACTCGCAAGCTAAGAAAGGCTACAAGCCAAAGAAAGACTTCAGAACAGATTCTGAAAAGGCTTTAGTTATCCTTTGGTCTGACTTACAGGTTGGCAAGGTTGACCACCGAGGCGGAGTCGAAGCCTTGATTGCCAGAGTAGAAGAAACAAAAGAAAAGCTTGTTGCTTTGCTAAAGAAGGAAAAGCCAGCCAAGGTCATCTTTGTTGACTTAGGTGACACAGTAGAAGGCTTTGACAACGCAGGTGGCAACCAGCTTCAGAGCAACGACCTCAGCCCAATGCAACAGGTTGACCTAGCCACAACACTTGCTTGGGACCACCTAAAGCTATTGGCGGGTTACAGCGATGACATCATCTATGCTTCGGTTGGCTCCAATCATTGCCAATGGCGCGTAAGAGGCAAGCAACAAGGCTCAGCAACCGATGACTGGGGAATCCACATAGGTCGCACACTTGCAAGGCTGGCAAAAGAAACCGAAATGCCTATCAAGTTTTACGAGCCACAAAAGCATGATGAGTCTTTGGCTCTCGATGTATTTGATGACCAGTTCCACATACTCGGTATCTGGCATGGACACCAAAGTTCAAGACCCGACCAAGTGCCTACCTGGTGGAGACAGCAAGCTTTTGGTAAGCAACCTGTTGGAGATGCAACCATTGGCGTATCAGGACACTTCCATCACCTTAGAGTGCTAGAACTCGGTTCGACATCAAGAGGCTCATCACGCTTCTGGGTTCAGGCAAGCACAATGGACAACGGCTCAGGCTGGTGGAGATTGCGCTCAGGTGAGGATTCGGTTCCAGGCTTAGTTACATTCATGCTCGACAAGGGTGTTGACTTCACAGGAACTGTTTACAAACTCTAATGCCTACCTACGATTACAAGTGCAAGACATGTGACCTCAAAATGTCTGTGATTAGAAAAATAGAGGAAGCCGAGAGAACACCACTCTGTGTCAACTGTGCTAAAGACCTAGTAAGGGTCTACGACTCACCAGCAGTAACTTTTATGGGTATTGGCTGGGGAAAAGACGCATAAAAAATAAGTGGGGGGGTATGCTCGAAACATGTCATACAAAATAATAAAAAAATCGGGGGGCCGAAATTCCTAAGATGCCCTGCTTAGTTTGCAAAAAACTTACAGACGGAAGCTCACGCTGTGAAACTCACCAGAAGATTTGGGATGATGCAGCAGAGATAAAGCGCCGAGCCAGAAAAGCCGCAACAGGCCAGTATGCAGGTGACTACAAGATGAGAGCCAGAGTAGTTCGAGAGAACGCTTATGAGTGCCACATCTGTGGCGAAGGTGCAAGGCTCAATGACCCTTGGCAAGCCGACCACCTCAGACCAGGTGACCCTGATAGCCCGCTTGCTGCTGCACATAGGTCTTGTAATGCAAGCCGAGGAAACAAGCCACTAAAAGATTCGGTCAAAGACTAAGCTTCCGATTCGGTCAGGATTCGGTTCAAAAAACTTAGGATTCGGTTGAAAAATTCGGTCAGGATTCGGTTGGAAATTCTGCCAAAAAAGAGGCCAAAAATTGACTCGAAAACTTGTTCGAAACACTTGTTCTAATGGCCTAATCGAACACTTGTTCGAATAACCGACACGCTGGCAGGGACACACGCCCGCCCAAATATACACCCGCGCCCGCTTGAAGACAGAGACAGCGCGACAGGATACGCGCCCGATATTGAGCAACCGCGAAACAAACCCAAAAACGACACGCCAAAGCGACACTTGCGCCCTATCTCGCACCGAAACAGAGACACCGCGACAACCTGCCACGCTGGACATATAAAGAGGTAAGAGCGCTCGAAACAGACACACACCCGCGACAGGCCGAAACAGGGCAAAAACACCCCGCGACACGCCGAAACAAAAAAACACGAAAAAAAGCAAAAAAAGACCAAAAAAGGTAAAAAAGGCGCTACAATATGAAGACAAGCCAAACGGGCTTCATAACGAGAGGGACACAATGAACACGATGACAAAGACCACCGCCCAAGCAGTTAGCCGCAAATTAAGTGCGCTTAACTTTGAAAAGTACGACAAGGCAAGCCGAATGGGCTTTAGTGTGTTTGACGATACAGACGGCATATTTGTTTCTAATTATGTGAACCCAAATTACGAGGGACAAGCGGCAGCAGAACTAGCAACATCGGGCTACATTATTGAAGGCCGCTTCATAAACAAATGGAGACACGAAGACCGCGCAATAGAGGTATTCCGCGTAATTGGAAAGGCGGGCAACAAATGAACAAGCTAGAAGAAAAAGCGGCGGAACTTGTCGCGCTAGGTGAGAGCTACGGATATACACCAGAGATTGACCCAGCAAACGAACACTTTGTTTATGTTTTTTACAATAACAGCATAGGCAGTCTTTTATCTTTCACCGAAACGGGAAAGGTAAGAGTTGAAAGCTGGGAGCGCGGAAGAAAGAGAACAAACATATCTCTAACAAACTTGGCTTCACACTTACAAGGCTACAAAGAAACACAAAAACATTTTGAAGAACTAAGGGCAAGAAATAAAGGAAGGGCGCTTCTCTAATGTTGAAGATAACAGTTTTTCTACTATTGCTAACCGCTGGCCTATTGGCTCACGAAGCACTAGAAGCGCAAGGCTACAAGGTGGAAGCTTTGTTTGTTGCTTGTGGCTTCATCTTTATATCTTGGATATACGCAATACAGAAAGAGAGTTAGACGAATGAACAAACCAAGAATAGAAACTAAATGCTGGGAATGTAGCTCACCCGTGAAGATTACGCGCAAGCGCCTCGCGAGTGTTGGCAGATATCCTAAATGCGAAAAACACGAAAAAGAGTTTTATGCCTATGTTGGCAACTTATACAGAGAACAAAACTAGAAAGGGTTGAACAATGATTAGGTGCGAAATGGGAGGCTGCACAGATATGGCGGATGTTGTCGCCGAGTATCTTCACATTGTTTATGGAAAACAATATTACGATTTTTGCAGAAGTTGCGTAAATTACATACGCAAAGACTTAGGCAAAATTCTAAAAGTCACACCCTACGCCAACAAGGGGCTAGTAAACAAAAACTAAAAACAACAAAAAGAAAGGGAATAACAAAATGAGAATGAGCTACGAAGAAATAAAAAACGACATACTAGACAACTGGGAACAAATAGCAGAATCCGCACACTATGAAGATTTGATAAATGAATTGGCAGAATCTGCCTGCCCTGTCTACTACTCCGAAATATTGAAAGACTGGCAAGAAATGCCAAGCGAATCGAACGACAGTTGGCAAGAAAACGGAATACCTACGACAGAAAAAACAACAATCTACAGCCTTATGAGTTGGGACTTGTATTTTTACTATGAGAGCCAATACAACATTGCCTACACCGAAATCAAAGAAGAAAAAGAAGAAGGCTAAAAAATGACAACCGAAGAAAAAGAAACACCGCAACTTTATTGGTCTGAAGTGGCAGAACTAACACACGCTAGACAAGTAGAGCTGTTTGGTTTTTGTACTTGTGAAGACGG